CTTGCTTCTATAACTGCTGATATTAATTCTGGCAATTTAAGATTGTTAGTCACTCCTGCTAATTCTACTACGACCGTGAAATTTACTAGAAGCCTTCTAACGGTGTAAAAATGGCAACAAAAGCAAATCTTATAATTGATCAGGGAGCAGATTTCTCCAACGAGATACTTCTTACTGATGAAAGCGGTTCACCTTTAGATCTTTCTAATTATAGCGTCGTATCTCAAATACGTAAATGGTATACTTCAAGCAATTCCGTTCTTTTTGATTCTAGTATAGTTAATGGTGCTGTTGTTTTAACTATGAATGCAGAAACAACTTCAACACTAACATCTTCCAGATATCTTTATGATGTAGTAATTATAAATCCAGCCAATACAGTAACTCGAGTTGTTGAAGGTATAGTTACTGTTAATCCATCTATTACAAAAACAGTAGAACTCAAAACTTATTATACTGTACTTGTTGGAAATGTTCATGGATCATTTTATACTGGAGACATCGTTTATCAATCTAATGGAACAGCAAATGTTTCTGGGCTAGTATACGACACTAACATACCTCAAACAGATATTCTGAATACGATGGTACTTTATGTTTCAAATACAAATGGAGCTTTTGTTACCACTCAAGATAACTCTTACCGAATTTACAGTACAAATTCTGTTTCTAATAGCTCTTCTAATGCTAGCGTAATTTATGTAAATTATGATATAAGATTGTAAATTATAAATAGTCGATAATGTTTAACTTATAGAGTATAGAAATGAGTATTACAGCAACGGTCAAAACACCTTCTACCAGTGTAGTTGGGATTGTAAAAAATCCGCTTACTGGACCGACCAATAATCCTGTTACTCTTAAAAGTTCTTTAAATTACATTCATAGTTTATTGGATGTATCAGAATTTAATCCACAAGATGGTGATACTTTAGTATACAATGTGGTAACAAAAAAATATGATGTCAAGCCTATATCTTTACAAAACACCAATCTTGATGGCGGCAACTTTTGAATAAATAATAATAATAATAACAACAACAAGAAACTATAAAGGTTCAAAAAATGGCCAATAAAATTCAAATTAAAAGATCGGTAGCTAACTCTGTTGTCACAGGGTTATCGAACGGTGAACTTGCGTTTACTCAAGCAAGTAATACGCTTTATATTGGTGCACCAGACGGATCATCTGGATCGATCCCAATTGGAACAAAATTAAATTACGGTACGTTGACTGCAAATTCCGTACTCGTAGCTAACTCTACTAGCGCAATTGATAAAATTATCGTTGCAAATGCTGCAATTAATAGCATTTGGGCTAATGGTTCTGCAGGTTCGGCAGGGCAGGTTTTGATTTCTGGTGGATCAGGAAGTAATCTTTATTGGGTTTCTCAGGGTTCTCTTGGTGTTAATGTAGACTCTCAATATACTTGGACTAATACTCAAACATTTAGCAATACTATTACTTTTGATAGCACTATCAATGGTACTGCAAATAATGCAAATCATTTAAATGGTAAATCCGAAGCTGACTTAAATGTCAATAGTGCTTCTACAGCATTAACATCGAATAACTCGAATTATGCTTTCGGTAAATCTGAAGCTGATTTAAATGTTAATAGTGCAAGCACAGCTTTAAATGCTAATAATGCATCGTATTTAAATAACAAATCTGAAAGCGACTTGAATGTTAATAGTGCTGTTACGTCTACAACAGCAAATAACTCGACTTATGCATTTGGAAAATCCGAAGGAGACTTGAATGTTAATAGTGCTTCTTCTGCGCTAAATGCTAACAATGCATCATATTTAAATAACAAATCTGAAGCTGACCTTAACGTAAATAGTGCTTCTACAGCCACAACTGCAAACAATTCAACATATGCTTTCGGTAAATCTGAAGGTGATTTAAATGTTAATAGTGCTTCTTCTGCTCTAAATGCTAACAACGCTTCTTATCTTGGCGGTAACACTGCTAGTGATCTTAGAACATATGCATCAGACAAAGCAGCAAATGCATATTCTAACGCTATGTCTGATACATTATCGCGTAATGCGATATACACAGGTAATAATGAATTTTCTGGTGCTAACACCACATTATCTGGTGCAAATACACAAATTACTGGTTTCTTAAGCACTGCTAATGCTAATCTTTCTTCTATTAAACTTCGTGGAACACAATTACAGGGTGGTTCGTACGATAGAAATACCATTGATTTCAGTGCTGGCGATAAATTAACAATTTCTGGTGGTAATTACGGAACACAGATTCGTTCTGCTAATGATGGTACTAGCTGGTTTACTCTTGATCTTAATCCAGATACTGGTGCTTTAATTCCAGGTGCCAATGGCACAATGAATCTTGGTACAACTGAAAAAAGATTCGGTACTCTTTATCTTGCTGGTTCAACAATTATTCTTGGTAACACTACACTATCTTCAAATGGATCTGCCTTACAGGTATCAGATCTTGTCGTAGTATCTAATGCCACAATCTCTAACATTGTAGGCACATCAACTTCTATTAATTCGAATGTAATTATTACTTCGACTAACGTAAGCATGAGCTCAGCTAATCTGAGCGTAAAAGATGTTACTGTTTCTGGCAACTTGACAATTAATGGAACTCTAACAACTATCGACACAAATAATTTGTCGGTAAAAGATGGAGTTATTAAGCTTGCTGATCAAAATACAACAGCTGACACTATTGATTTTGGTTTCTATGGCTTATCTGGTAATTCTATTGCCACTTACTATGCTGGTCTTTATAGAGATCATGCTGCTTCTTCGCTTACAACTCCAGTATTTAAACTATTCACTTCAAATGTAGAACCAACTACAACTGTAGACAATACTGCTCCAGCGTACGCTCTTGGCACTTTAAACGCTTATCTTACTACAGGTGCTTTTGTAGCCAATAGTACTGCGGTAAATATAACAGCAAACTCTACAGTATCTTCCACTTTAATTGCTAACTCTTTGACACTTACTACTGCTCTTGCAGCTAATTCAGGTGGTACAGGTCAAAATAGCTATACTGCTGGTGATTTGCTTTATGCATCGGATAGCAGCACTCTAAGTAAATTAGCTATTCCTGGATCAGCTGCTAATGGTCAGGTTCTTCAAATCGTCAATAATCTTCCAGCTTATGGAACTCTTGACGGTGGATCTTTCTAAAATATTAAAATGGAGTTTATATTATGAACGAGGAATTTATTAATACCTTTATTGAAATAATGAATAAGAAAATTGAAGAGCTTACTCGTACTGAAATAATGCTCAACACAAAGCTGGCGATTGCGCAAAAAGCTATAGATGCTTTCAATAGCGAAAACGCCAGCTTAAAACAAGAAAATGAGAAGTTATCAACTAGCTTAAATAAGAAAGTTGGTAAAGCTAAAGAAGAAAATTTCTAGTATTTCAGCACATGCTGATTGAATGAGGAGAGCCAAAATTGGCGAATAATGCTATTCAAGTAAAACGCACCAATGTATCTGGTCGTCAGCCGAATACTACTGGCTCCTATTCAACAAACTCACAATACATTTCTGCAGGTGAACTTGCTCTTAACATGGCAGACGGTATTTTATACACGTCTAATGGATCAGCAGTAATTCCTATTGGCTCAAACAATATTAATGTTAATGTTACTGGAAATCTTACCGTAAACAATATTGTTGCAAATAATTCAAATGGCGCTCCAGGTACAGTTCTTACATCTAACGGATCTTCTGTATATTGGGGTACAAGCACAACAAGCGGATTATCTGTTTACAGTATTAATGGCGAAGGTGGCTCATTAAATTCTACTGTTAGCAATGTCACAGGAATACAATTTGATTATAATACTGGATTTCATGTTACTGATGAAGGTTCAGGCAACGTATTTGTAAGCTTAGGATCTGGATTTAAAACTATCCAAGTTGCAGGGCAAACTAGTATTACGGCTGTTGGTGAAGACACTCTTGTTATAGCTAATGGTGCAGGTATAACACTTAGCACAAGTAATTCCGCTCCTAAAACATTAACAATATCATCAACTGGTACTGTTACAGAAATAGATTCTGGTAATGGTCTCAGTGGTGGTCCAATTACAACATCAGGTACATTAAGCGTATTAGCAAATACTGGTATAGTTGCCAATAGTTCTGGTACATTTGTTGATCCAAATTATGTTGGAACTCAAACTGCAAATAATACAAATTTTGTTGGTTCGATATCTGCAGCCAATGTTGTATCTAATGCTCAGCTGCAAGCTAACTTATCAAATTATATAACAAATTCTACAGCATATTCGACATTTGCTACCAATAGCTATGTTAACAGCACGTTTGCAACTAACACTTACGTAAACGCTACATTCGCTACCAATAGCTATGTTAATAGTACATTTGCTACCAATACTTACGTCAACAGTACATTTGCTCCTTTAGCTGGAGCTACTTTTACTGGTGTAGTAAATCATAATGCTAATGTCATAATTGATGTTTATGGAACATCAACTTTAATAGTTGGTAATTCTACTATAAACACAGTAGTAAACAGTAGTTCTATCACAGTTAGTAACTCAGTTACTAGTATTACTATGAATACAACATCTTATTATGTTGGAAATTCTACAGCTAATGTATCGATTAATTCAAATGGTGTTACCATATCAGCCAATGGTCTTGGTTATGTTAGAATGGGTAATTCTACAATTAATACTGTTGTTAACGCGACAGCAGTATATATTGCAAACTCTACTGGAAATACATACTTAAATGCTGGTTTATTAACACTTACAAACACAATATCAATTGGTAATTCTACTGTTAATACGCAAGCTAATTCATCATTGCTTGTTGCAAATAATATATTTTTAAGACCACAATCTGGTGTAGCTGCTAATACTTCTGAAGGTTCTATATTTTATGATTCCATAAACCATGCATTTAACGTATATTCTGATGATCCTTCAACTCCACAAGAAATCGGTCAACAACAATTTGTTAGAGTTGTCAATAAAACTGGATCTATTTTAAATTTTGGTCAGGCAGTTTATATCAATGGTGCTCAAGGTAATAGACCTACTGTCAATCTTGCAATAGCAAATTCATCTAGTACATATGATGTACTTGGTCTTGTTTCTTCTTCTTCTGGTATTGCAAATAATGCAGAAGGTTTTGTTATCACTAGTGGTCTTGTTCAAGGATATGATACATCATCATTTTCTGCAGGTTCGGTTCTTTATCTTTCGCCAACTACTCCTGGAGGATTGACAAATGTTGCACCAACTTATCCTTCTTATAATATTGTAGTTGGCCAAGCATTAAACAGTACCAATAATGGTAAAATTTATTTAAGTATTGTACCAAACTATCTTGCTGGTATACCAAATACAGCGATTAGTATCTCAAATGGAACAGTATTAACTTATTCAAATAATTTTACTTTTGATTATGCTAATAATGTTCTTACTGTCGGTAATTCCAGTATTTACAATACTATTGGTTATGTAAATGCTGCTGGTTCTTTTAGTTATTTGCAAATCGTGGGTAATGTTAATAATTCTGTTGAAACAAGTATAGTAAATTCAAATACAGGAAATAATAGTTCTGCTGATTTTATTGCTTATGATTCTTATGGAATAAATGGTTCAAATTATATTGATTTTGGTATTAATGGTAATGGTTATAACCAATCTACTTGGACAATTAATGGTCCATCAGATGGTTATTTTTATACTGGTAATACTAATCTTTCTATTGGTACAAATTTACCAACTGGTTATTTAAATTTCTTTACTGGTGGTACGCTTGCCAGTAACGAGCGTTTACGTATTACAAATACCTATATTAATGTTAATACTGGATTAACTTTAAATTCTCCTGCATTTACGATCGGTTCATCTTTTGTCGCCAATACAACAGGTGTTTATAGTACAGGAACTGTAAATGCATCATCATTAAATGTCGGAACAAATTTTGTTGCTAACTCTTCGGGTATTAGCACCAGTAATGCTACATTTAGTGCATTGACCATAGCAAATAATCTTACAGTAACTGGAAACCTCACAATAAGTGGTAATACAGTTATTGTTGGTTCAAATAATCTTATTGTGCAAGATTCTGTAATCAGCGTCCATACACAGGCTAATCTTGCTCCATGGACAACAGATGATGGATTAAATATAGGTTTAGCACTACACTATTATGATACTTCGGACAAACAAGGATTTCTTGGTAGAGAAAATAGCACTGGTCGTTTAGTTTGGTATGATACTTCAACAGACGTTATTGGTGGATCGGTTAGTGGTAATACACTCGGTACAATGCAAGCTAATCAATTTTGGGTTGGTAATGGCTCAGTATATTCAACTGTAAATTCTACTGTATTTACAGGAACTGCCAATAACGCAAATTATCTTAACAATAAAACAGAAGCTAATTTAAATGTTAATAGCGCAATAACTTCTAATAGTTCTAACAATTCAAGTTATCTCAATAATAAAACAGAAGCCAATTTAAATGTTAACAATGCTCTAACAGCAAATTCATCTTCGTATTTGGGCAGTGCAGCTGCGGCTAGTTACGTTCAAAATACTGACTCAAGAACATTATCGGGTAATTTGAATTTTACTGGAACTAATACATATTTTTCAGGCAAAACTACTTTTAATGCTAATGCCAATTTCAATACTAACATATTCCTTAATTCGGGGTTAGCTATTATTGATTCTACTGGTTCACAAGGTACAGTGGGTCAAGTACTGGCTTCAAATGGTGCTGGTAACATATACTGGACTTCTGCTTCTATTAATTCTAATAATGCTTCTTATCTTGGTGGTGTAGCAGCTGCTAGTTATGTTCAAAACACCGACTCGAGAACATTATCGGGTAATTTGAATTTCACTGGTACTAACGTAACATTTGGTAGCACCATTAGTGCAAACATCAACGGTAATGCAAATAATTCAAGTTATCTTGGAACAGTAGCAGCTGCTAGTTACGTTCAAAATACAGATTCAAGAACACTTTCTGGTAATTTGAATTTTACTGGAACCAATGTTACATTTGGTAGTACTATAAGTGCTAATATTAATGGAAATGCAAATAATTCAAGTTATCTCGGAACGGTAGCTGCCGCCAGTTATGTTCAGAATACAGATTCAAGAACATTATCGGGTAATTTAAATTTCACTGGTACTAATGTTTATTTTACAACAATAAATTTTGGAGCAGTTGCAACTGGAACTGGTGGAAATATTACCAATTCTAGTATTGTATTTTTAGGCAATAATACTGTTAATGCATATTTAAACACAATTGGTCTTAATGTTAATAATTCTACCATAGCCAATACTACTGGTGTTTATACTGGTATTGTTAATGCTGCATCACATACAGTTGGTACTAATTTCATTGCTAATACTACTGGTATCTATACTACAGGTACTGTTAACGCTGCTTCGTTAACAGTAGGTGGTGCTGAAGTAGTTAACTCTACTGGTATCTATACTACAGGTACTGTTAACGCTGCTTCGTTAACAGTAGGTGGAGCAGAAGTAGTTAATGCTACTGGTTTATATACTACAGGTACAGTTAATGCTGCTTCACATACAGTTGGTACTAACTTTATTGCCAATACAACTCAGCTTACGCTTTCTAGTATAACGTTAAGTTCTAATGGAAGTAATGGTACTGCAGGTCAAGTTTTAACATCAAATGGTTCGACAGGTTCGCCTTATTGGGCAGTACCATCAGCAACTGTTAATACTGCAGCCCAGTTTACTTGGACTAATACTCATGTATTTTCAAATACTACTGCATCAGGAAATGCTACTTCAGGAGCTGTGCAATTTTCTGGTGGTATTGGTATTGCAAACAATGTTTATGTTGGTGGTCGTGTTGGTTGGTCCAATGCTACAAATATAAGTGTAGTATACACATATTATAATTCTTTAACAAACTCTTTGGATACGGTGTTTGGATAATGGCAATAGCATCACGTTTGAATATTAATGGAAATTTGCAAGTTAGTGGGTCATTTGATGAATTAACAAATGTTCCTTCTACATTTGGCAGTTTATCATTTAATGGTAGCACTGATTATATTCAAGGAACGGTAACAGCACCTGGTACAAATGATTTTACAATTGAAGGTTGGGTATATTTTAGATCATTTACTCAAAATACTGCTACACCATTTAGTATTCTTGCAGGTGGTTCATCAAGTGGTTTTGAAGTTTATTATAATGGCACAGGATGGGGCGTTCGTAATAATACAGCTAATTTTTTTAGTCCAGCCGCGACAGCATATACTATACTCCCATATTCTTGGTATCATGTTGCATTTGTAAGATCAAGCGGTGTTTTTACTCTTTATATAAATGGTGTATCAATTGTTACTTCTTCAACCGCACGAACAACTACTGATACTACAATGTGTGTTGGTTCTTGGGTTGGCACAGCCAATACATTTTTTAATGGACTAATTTGTAATGTTCGTTATAGTGCAACAACAGCATTTTATAAATCTAACTTTACTCCATCCACTTTACCACCAACTGCGATTGCTGGGACAACGGTATTACTTAATACTTTTACTGTACCATCAAACGCTGCTTTTTTAGATAGTAGCTCTAGTCCCGTTACTTTTACGAAAACTGGTTCGCCAACATCTTCCAATCAAACACCGCTTAATCCAATTGGATATTATAATAATTACTTTAATAGTGCTAATCCAGATTGGTTAACTACTGTTTCAACATATACTATATCATCTGGCGATTATACAATAGAATGTTGGGCATATGGAATAAACACTGGTGCTTCGCAACAGGGAATTTTTACTCTTACAGCAGCTGCGTCTGCAGGTGCAAGTGGTATTTCGGTATTCGTAAATACAAGCAACTCAATATCTTTTTTCGTAAATGGTAACTCTGGTGCAAATGTGGTCAATTCTGCCAATCAAGTTTTTTTGCCTAGTGTGTGGAATCATGTAGCATTAGTTGGTAGTAGTGGTACGAATACATTATATGTTAACGGTTTATCAGTGGCTAGCAATGTTAAAACGCCTACTGTGGTAAATTTTCCAGTTAATATCGGCAGACAATATGGCGATAACTCATCACAAACTTGGAATGGTTATATATCTAATTTTAGATTAGTAATAGGTAACGCACTTTATATTACTACGTTTAATCCTTCAAATGTGCCGCTTACTGCAGTAGCTAATACTAAACTATTAACTTGTCAATCAAACCAATTTGTAGATAAAAGTGTAACTGCATCTACATTTACAAAAAACGGCAATACAGCAATAAACTCAAACACAGCACCATTACCATTTTCATCATATAATTATAGTGGAACTAATGTGCCAGTACAACGATTAAATTCAGATGGAACGCTACAAATACCTAACATTTTTGATGAAGTGAGTTTGCAAACAGGTTCTATAAGTTTTGATGGTTATACTCAGTCTTTAACACTTGGTGGTCAAAGTAATTTTGCATTTGGTACTAATGATTTTACAATAGAATATTGGTTTAATATAAATTCAAATATATCTAATATTCAATATCAAACAATTGATTTTCGTCCTTTCGGCACTGCATCAATTTTAGGATATTTAGTTTGTTATCTTGACACCAATAAAACAATAACATTTACTAATGGTGTTTTTACTTTAACTGGTCCTACAGCTTCATTTAATACTTGGTATCATTATGCAGTGTCAAGAGTTAGTGGTATAACAAGATTATTTGTAAATGGCGTACAATATGGCTCTAGTACATCTGACAGTCAATCATATAGCGTAGGTTCTAGTAGACCAATTATAGGAACTGATGGAAATAATCCTAATAGTTTATTTTCAGGAAATTATTACACATTCAGTGGTTATTTAAGCAATGTTCGAATATTAAATGGAACAGGTTTATATAATAATAACTTTACTCCACAGCTTTCAGTGTTACCTAATGTAACTAATACGAGTTTGTTGTTAAATGTTATTAATTCAACAAATTTTATTACAGACAGCAGCACAAATGGTTTTACAGTAACAAACAATGGTTCGGCTACATTTAATACCAATGGTCCTTTTAATAAAGGTTCTGCTAATATTGGTCAACGACAATTAATCGATGGCACATTTCAAGTATATAATATTTTTGATGAGTATAATCATCCAGTTTAATGATGTTTTAAATATTACAAATGGGAAAAATAGATGGCTAATTTACAAAGTGGAACAAGAATTTATGGCACAGCCAATGTCGATACTCAGGTTAACATGGGTACGACCAGTTATGGCTCGGCTACTGGTGGTCTTTTAATTAACACTACTTCATTTGCAACTGGTAACTCAACTGTTAATACTATCATAAGTTCAACAGGTGGATTTGTATATAATAGTACATCGGGTGGTGGATATATTCCATCAAAACAAACATATCGAGTAACTACCAGCCAAGCAGCTATTGGTAATGCAATTGCAGACGTTTTTACATCACCAAGCTCAGTATCATTAGAAGCTTCTTCATTATATCAAATTAAAGGTCAAGTTTATTTTCTAAAAAATAGTGTGGGAACTGCTACATGGACTAATTTGTTTAGTAATGCACCGACCATTTTTGAAGGATTTTCAAGACAAACAGCTACTGGTGGTATGACAGCCGCTACAGGTGCAACATATACACCATTATTAACTTATTATTATGATCAGGGTGCAACTACAGTTGCCTCAGCTGCAACTGGCACTCTTACAACTGCTGTCAATCATTTCTTTGCCTTTGAATTTACTGTTTTAACAAATTCTGCAGCTAACTGGAGATTACGTTTAACACAAAGTGTGGGTACAGCTAATACATTAGCTGGTTCATATTATACTGTTGAAAAGATAGCTACATCGACTGGTACGTTTGCTGCATAATTATAACTGTGAATCTCCAGGAATAACTCGATAAGTATCATATACATTATCTGCAGTAGAAACTTCAATGATAGTTGAATTTTCTTCAAGAGACTCTAGCTGATGTGGCAATAGTGGAGATATTCTGAAAACATCTCCTTTGCGTAATATAGTTTCTTCATACGATGCATTTTCTGTTTTAATCAGAGTTAGTTTAAATGCACCCTCAATAACCACCAAAGTTTTATCTTTATCTTTGTGGAACTGCATGCTGGTTCTACTACCAGACTTTGCAAACTCTAAAAACTTACCAGCATATAACTCGTTAGTAGCAAATACAGTTTCTTTACCCCATCCCTTGTCGACAATCATAACATACTCCATTTTTCTTTTACAATATAATTATACTCTAAATTATTAGAAAGTCAAGTATTTATTTTGATAAATAGAAGAAAATAACCATGAGGGAGAGTGAACCATGGTCTACACTGGTAAAGATTTTGTAGTAAACAATGGTATCCATACGGCTGGTAATACGTTCATAGCCAACAATACCAGCATCGTATTCAATACAAATGTTACTTTTACAAATACTACTACACTTATAGCCAATGGATCTGCACCACAAGCGAATCAAGTTTTAACCTCAAACAGCTCTGGTGGTCTTTATTGGCAGACACTTCCTCCCACAGTAAATACTCTTTCTATCTATACTTTTTCCAACACAGTAACATTTGGTGGTAACGTAGTTTTTGCCAATACTATTTCAGTAAATGGCAGTTATGGTACAGCTGGCCAAATTCTTGTTTATAATGGATCGAACGCATATTGGACTAGCCCAGTAAATACAATTACTGCAAATGGTGCTTTAACCAAATCAGGAAGTAACGCTAATCCAACTGTATCTTTAGATCCAATTTCACCAGATCCTTCTGGACAGTTTGGATTACCAGCTATGACCGTTGACTCATATGGTCGTGTGACTGCAGCATCGGTTGCAGGAGCTGGTGGTGTTTTAACAATAAATTCTGCTAACACACAATTAGTTACTGTTACTGGTACAGGTGGTAATAGTAGCACAGGTTTTTATAATGCTGTTACCGTAAATCTAGCAAATTTGTATACAATAGGCACTAGTAGTACATTTAGCGGTGGAGAAATAACTGTTAACAGTGCAGGAAAGATTACAGCAGGAACAAACGCATTTTCCTCTAACGTATCTTTTAGTAATAACTATTTGACAGCTACATCTTTCAAAGCTTTTTCAGAATATATGTCAAACGTGACAGCATCAAGTGCATCAACAACATTAGATTTATCAACTTCTAACTTTTTTAATGTTACTTTGTCATCAAATACTACATTAGCATTTACAAATCCTCCAAGTGGTAAAGTGTTTTCTTTCAACGTTGTATTGGCACAAGACAGTACAGGTGGAAGAATTGTAACTTTGCCTGCAACTTCAAAATATCCAAATGGTCAAACTCCCACAAAAACTACTACTGCTAACGCTATAGATATTTGGACATTTACCACTTATAATGGCGGAACAAGTTATATATCTTCTCTTTCGTTAAAGGACGTAAAATAAAATGGCTGGTAAAGATTTTGTCGTAAAAAACGGCATCCATACTGTAGGTAATAGTTTCATAGCCAATACAACTTCTATTGTATTGAATACGAATGTTACTTTCACAAATACTACTGTTTTGATAGCTAATGGTGCAGTTGGTGGAGAAACGCAGCTATTAAAAGCAAATAGTTCAGGTGGTCTTTATTGGGAAACTCCTGCTCCTGGAGTTAATGGTTATGCAGTTTATGCATTTTCTAATACAATGACATTTAATGGTAATGTTGTATTCAGTAATGCTATGTCTGCCAATGGCAGTTACGGTTCTAATGGACAAGTATTAACATCGGGTGGCAGTAGCAATGTTTACTGGTCAAATGTTGTTCTTTCGTTTAGTACTGGTGGCGCATTATCACTTACTGGAACTGCACAAAATCCAACAGTTTCTCTTAATACTTTAAGTCCAAGTCCTGCAGGTAGTTATACCAATCCAACTATTACTATCGACTCTTATGGTCGTGTTACTAATGCATTTAGTGGAACTTCGTTTGCTGTTAGTTCGGTAGCAACAGCCAATGCAAGTAATATTTTGGTATCTGGATCTGGTTCTGGTCCTTATACTGGCGCTATTACCTTGACTCTTCCAACGGGAGGTGTTGGAGCAGGATCGTATAATATAGGATCTGTTACAGTAGATGCTTATGGACGTGTAACAGCAACAACTGCTGGTTATAGTTCTAACGTAGCTTTTGCTAATAATTATCTTATAGCTCCTGCGTTTAAAGCATATTCAGAATTTATTTCAAACACAACAGTATCCACTACATCAACAACACTTGATTTATCGACTTCTAACTTCTTTAATTTAACACTAAGTAGTAATACAACATTTACATTTTCTAATGCTCCTGCTGGTAAAGCTTTTTATTTTACTATTACAACAACACAGGATGCTACAGGTGGTAGAACAATTACTTGGCCAGCAACATCTAAATATGCAGGTGGTACTGTTCCACCACAAACTACTACGGCAAATGCGGTAGATGTTTGGAATGTTTTAACATATAATGGCGGAACATCCTACATAGTATCATTATCAGCAAAGAACGCGAGCTAATAAATGCCAATCGGTGGAAGTAAATTTGAATTAGAAAAAACTTGGCGTGCGACAGGAGTAGGAACACAGACGTTCAATGCTCCTGGAACATTTACTATGAATTATGGTAAACAAAATATTTACGTAAGTGGTACAGGTGGTACAGGTTCTGGTGGTAACCCAGCAACTTATAATACAACACCTGGAACTGCTGCTACGTATAATTCTACTACTCCAGCAACTTATAATAAAACACCTGGAACTGCAAATTATAACACAGTAGCTGGAACTGGTGCTACATATAACCCACCAACATATCCTACAGCTACTTACAATCCCAGAACAGTTGCTACATATAACCCACCAACATATCCTACAGCTACTTACAATCCTAGAACTGTTTCATCGTATAATCCACCAGTAGATACTTACAATACATATTCTAGCACAACAACTGCTACCTATGATCAGTTTTCATATAGTCAAACTGTGGCAACGTATAATGTTTTTTATGCAAAATATGGTTATACTTTTGGAACTGGAACTGTTTCTAGTTCTTTTCTTAACCAATCGTATGGGAGTTATGGTGAGGCAGGTACTGGAACATATCAGATCCAATCTGGAACATATAGCGGTACAGTTTGTTATGTTTTGAATCGAGCACCTGATGAAAGTGGATTAAAATATTGGCTAGATCAAATTCAGGCTGGTACAGCTTTTAACACTGTATTAGATAATTTTTTTACTGCTATTCTTGGTACATTATCTTTAGCTTCGGACAATATATATCAAGATTATAGAAAGGCGACAACTGGTTCTAGAACTATTTCAGTAAAAGCTTATACAGCAGATTTTGCAACTTCAGCTTTTTTCATAGATACTTTAACCTATCCATCTTATCCAGGTCAATCAACTGCATATACTACCTATAATACAGGAACTGGACCTGCTAGTCCTTATACTGCTCCAACAACTAATTATAGCACTACTACCAGTTATGTTCCATTTTATTATCAAACTCAAACAGATTATAGAACATATACAGTAACTCATGTAACTTATTATAGTCCTGGAACTGCAAATTATAATCCAGGAAATGCAGCTACATATAATACAGTAGCTGGAACTGCTGCTACCTATAATGCAGGAACTCCTGCTACATATAACACAGTAGCTGGAACTGCTGCTACGTATAACTCACCGACATATCCAATAGCAAATTATAATCCACCAACATATCCTACTGCTACTTACAATCCAACAACTGTAGCCACATATAATCCACCAACATATCCAGTAGCAACTTATTCAGCATGGGTTGCTGGTAATGCTTCATCTGCTTTGGGGGTTTCACTACCTGGAGGTCCAGGAGGCAATCAACCTGTTCCCGCCACACCAAATACTGAAATATCTTATTATTCTTACCCAGACAATGCTAGCTATCCAGTTACGGTTGCAACTGGAGGACAGGTGATAATTATTACTAAATAATTTTTTGAATATAGAATGGAGAATCATTATGATGAATGTAAACAAAGTGCATGGAAATTTCGTAAAATATGGTGTTATGAGAGATGTTTTTAATCCAGAAGAAATTGAAAAAATATTATTTTTAGAAAAACTTCTTGATTTTAGAAAAGGTGAAGTAGGAAACGGAACAGTTACTACACACAGAGACAGCAATATTGCTTGGTTACAACCTGACGAAAATGCCAGATGGATTTTCGATAAAATATCATTTATCACTTCTAAAGTAAATTACGATTTGTTCATGTATGACATAAATCGTATTCCAGCAGTACAGTATACAAAATATGATTCATTGATGGAACAACATTATGATTGGCATGTTGATGAATATTCTCATTATAATGACTATCAAAGAAAAGTCAGTGGTGTTATTATACTAACTGGTCCAGATGAATACGAAGGTGGAGAACTTGAAGTAATTCATAATGGAAATCCTGAACAATCTGTAAAACTTAAACCAAATGCAGGGGAAGTTGTGTTTTTTGCATCTCATATGCCACACAAAGTTCATCCTGTTACCTCAGGTATTCGTAAATCAATAGTATTTTGGGCAGAAGGTCCATGGGGTTAATAAATTATGTTTTCATTGTTCGAAAAGCCAGTGATAGAATTTTTCTGTCGTGAAGAACTTTATGGCGTAATTCCAGAACCAATTCCAGCATATAAAAATATACCCGAATGGTGGAAAAAATTATCCAATACAAATAACGATAAAGATCAGTTTGGCTCTCCAGCTATGACTGCCAAAAAATGTTTGCCATTACTTGATGCTATGTCTTATGGATATATTATTCCGCTTCAGGGTGATCTTCATGTTATTTCAAATTCTGACAAATCTGTAATAAGAACTATAGATCCACCTTCTTTAAAACTTTGTGAATTTCATAGTCTTGAACAGGTTGGTGGAAAAAGTGCTCCAGGATATCCTACCAAACCATTTAAATTTATCAATCATTGGTGTATAAAAACTGCTCCAGGATGGTCTACTCTTTTTGTTCCTCCATTAAACAGAGTAAATGAACCGTTCACTTGTTTTTCTGGATTGGTTGATACAGACAAATATTACAAAGAAGTCAATTTTCCTGCTATTTGGCATGCTGTTAATTTTGACGATAAGCTTCCTGCTGGCACTCCTTTAGTTTTGGCTATACCTGTTAAGCGCGATATTATGGTTAAAAATCCAATTATAAGAGCTATGACTGAAAAGGAAGAAAAAACTTTAGCAAAGATTGATAAAACACAAAATTCTAGAGTTTCATATTATTCTAAAGAATTGAGAGAACCAAGAAAATGAATTTGTTTAAGAAAAAAGAACTTGATATTAGGTTCAATGATATTACTAGAAAAGCATATCAATATCATCCAATTCAATTAGCTAAAGATACACCTAGCCATTTTCAAGAATATCAGATAAAAAAATATGAAAAATTTAAATTTCCTTATTGCCCTGGAACTATGGATTTAAGAAATTATGGTTATATTATTCCTGCTTGGGATGATATTGAAATAATGGCAAATAAAAGTGGCACCATTTGTTATATTGGAAGTATGAGCGGAAATAGACAAACTGACTTCTTTGCACCAAGAAAAATGGATCAAACTATAGTTGATGGTGTTTTTCAGCCAAATGATATACCATTAGATGTTTGGCATGTAGGAAGTCCATGGAGTGTAGAAATACAAAATAAAGATATTTCAGCTTTAGTATTACCAGCTCCTTATCATTCACCATTTCTTGATGACATATATGTTTATCCAGGAATAGTAGATTATGGTAACTTTACTTCTCTTAACTTTATTTTTTCTGCAAAAAGAGCAGGTAAAATGTCGATACCTGCAGGAACACCATTGCTTCAAGTAATACCTTTTGAAGCTAAAAAAATAAAAGCAGGTTATGGACCAGCAAATGATTATCAAATTGATAAATCAAAATCAATTTTTTCGACCACTAAACAATTTTATAGAAAATACATCATGTTTGATAAAAGGACATCTATATCTTTAGATGATAAAAACGAAAATGGATAAGATATTTGTTAGTGTTGTTTCTTATAGAGATCCTCTTTTAGAAAAAACAATCCGTAATTTATATGATACCAAATCTGCAAATACACAAATATTTGTTGGGGTGTTTGAACAAACAGCTTTAGAAAACAGTCTTGAAGTAAAAGCTCCTGATTTACTTAAAAGAATGGACATTAGATATAAAAGAATCGATCCCAAATTTACTATGGGTGTTGGTTGGGCTAGGTATAATAATGCTTTACAAGTAAAAGATGAAGATTATTTCTATCAAATAGATTCTCATATGCAGTTTGATCAAAACTGGGACGAGAAATTAATTGAAGATTTTAAAATAGCAAGCGAAAAACATGGTGGCACAAATAAAATAATTATCAGTTCTGCCTGTAAAAATTTTGAAATTATAAATGACAATATAGTTTTACATACTCATCCTACACCAAAAACATCTGTAGTAAAATATTTTGATTATGATAAAAATTTAAATTTACTTGGTGCTCATGGTGATTTAGTTGAGGGTACGAATGATGTTATGCCTGCTATTCATATTTGTGCTGGTAACTTTTTTACTCACACAGATTGGGTTTATGATGTTGGTCCAGATGGTAGAATGTATTTTTCTGGCGAAGAACAAAAAATGGTACTGTCTTCTTTTCTAGCTGGGTATCACATCTATCACCCTAGAGAAATAACATCATATCATTTTAATGGTTCAAATGATTATGTAACAAAGGTGTGGTTTGAACCTATAATATCAGAACAAGATTATGCTGAGGGCGTAAACAAATCTTACATTTATTGGAACAAATATTTAAAGTCAGTAAGTAATGAACAACTTCAAAAATTTTATGATTATTCTGGCGTAGATTATATTAACCAAACACTTGATGAGAGAGCAAAAACATATTCTATTATAACTGTACCTATAGAAGAAAGAGAAATTCCTAAAGAAACTCCATGGGGTACAAAAATCGGAAATAGTGAAGAAGTAGTTGAGGAGATAAAAAAAATGCCTGGATCTGTAGGTAAATTTGATGATGTTCTTATGAGAGATTTGGAAAAAATGAATCCTTCTCATATTTTAGACATTGGAGCTGGTTCTGGCAATTACGGTAGAATGATTAAAGAAAAATATCCTTCTGTTTTTGTTGCAGCAATAGAACCGACACAAAATTATATCAAAGAATTTAATTTAGAAAAAAATTACAATCAGGTTTTTCATGCTACTTTCGATGAAGTAATCAAGTATAATGATACAATTTATGACTTGGCTTTGTGCATAGACGTTTTAGAACACATGAAACTCAGCGAAGCTATAGATGCTTTGGAAGAGCTAGTTTATTGCACTAGATGGATAGCCGTAATTTGGCCAAATGATGTCAATCAAAATTCGGTTGGCGGTAATTTTTACGAAAAACACCGTTCTAATATGCAGCTTTCTGATCTTCTTAGATTTGATATCCATCATTATGAGAAGATAAAACTTGAAAATAACGGTCGCCAAAACTACAATTATGCTTTAATTGCAGGTATGCATTCCTCTTATTATAAATAAAAGAAAAAAAGGATGACATATGTCGGTCATAACTTCAAGAGACGGATTTAAAGAATACTGCCTCCGTAAGCTGGGAAAGCCAGTTATCGAAATCAATGTTGATGACGATCAGGTAGAAGATCGTATAACAGAGGCTATTCGTTATTATTGGGACTATCATTTTGATGGTGCTGAAAAAGTATATTACAAACATGCTGTTACTCAAACTGATATAAACAACAAATATATTACTCTCCCAGACAATATCATAGGTGTAGTTAATTTATTCGAAGTCGGACAGGCACTAAACACCAACAACCTTTTTAATATCCGTTATCAGATTGCTCTTAACGATCTTTATACTTTGACTTCTGTTTCGATGGTGCCTTATTATATGGCACTTTCTCATATCCAATTCCTTGAACAGTTTTTAGTTGGTAAACAACCTATTCGTTATAACAGAATTGTAAACAAATGTTATATCGATATGGACTGGACAATTATTCAAGAAGGAAACTATTTGATTCTTGAGGCATATCAAGTTATCGATCCTGAAGAATATATGAGAGGTTACAACGAGCGTTGGCTACAAAATTATGCTACTGTCTTAATTAAAGAACAGTGGGGAAATAATTTGAAAAAATTTAATGGTATGCAACTTCCAGGAGGGATTACCTTTAATGGTCAACAAATATATGATGAAGCAAGAGCAGAAAGAGCAGCTATGGAACAGGAGATGATTTCTAGTTATTCATTACCTGTGACAGATATGATCGGCTGAAATATTTACTTTTATAAATACTTCTGTAACAACAGGAGTATAATATGGAAAAATACGGATTTGTTTATCTTTGGTACGATCGCAAACATAAAAGATATTATGTAGGTTGTCATTGGGGATTTGAATCAGATGGTTATATTTGTTCTTCAACTAATATGAAATCTGCTTATAATAGAAGACCAAAAGATTTTAAAAGAAAAATATTATCAAGAATTTATGATGATAAAAAACTTTTACTTCAAGAAGAATATAAATGGTTATCTATGATTAAATCTGAAGAATTAGGTAAAAGATATTATAATTTACATAATCACCATTTCAGTCATTGGTCAGCTGATGTAAAAAAAGCCAAAACATTATCTGAAAAAATTTCTATTAAAACGAAAGAGGCTATGAATCGACCAGAAGTTCGTGAAAAATATCTTGCTGGATTGGCAAAAAGAGACAATGGCGCTTCTAGACCAGAAGTAAGAGCCAAAATGAGCGTTTCTAATAAAGGTAAAAATACAGGCAAAGATAATTCTAAAGCGTTAGCTATGGCTGCAGCAGCTAACAGAGGTAAAAAACATTCCGAAGAGCGCAAAAATCAAATAAGAGAAACAACAAAGTTTAAAGAACTAAATAATATGAAAATCAAATGTTTACACTGCGACTTTGTCGGGAATAGAGGAAATGTTGCAAGATACCACAATGAAAAATGTAAACAAAAAATTGTTTGTAATTAACCTTTTAATAGGAGGTTAAAATCGCAACCAATTTCTACTTTAACAATTTCAAAAGCTCGCAAGAACAGTTACTCCTCGAAAATTTAATTATCGAGGCTATTCGCGTATATGGCGAAGACATGTACTACATGCCTCGTAACATAGGTAACTTTGATGCGCTTTATACAGCAGATGATCAATCTTCTTATACAAAAGCTTTTTTAGTAGAATTATACATTAAATCAGTAGATGGATTTAGTGGCGATGGTAATTTTATGTCTAAATTTGGTCTTGAAATTAGAGATCAAGTAACATTTTCAATAGCTCAACGTGTATTTTATAATGAGGTCGGTTCTTATACTGCACAGCATAGACCAAACGAAGGCGATTTAATCTATTTTCCATTGAATAATAAATGTTTCCAAGTCAAGTTTGTTAACAAGTTTGAGATGTTTTATCAGCTTGGTGCTCTTCAAACTTGGGAATTGGTTTGCGAATTGTTCGAATATGGTAACGAACAAATTAATACTGGTATACCTGAGATTGATATAATTCAAACGAAACTTACCACTAATATATTAGACTATGCAATTACAGACGAAGATGGCTATTACTTGGCTGATGAAGATGGTAACTTTATTGTTGAAGAACAATACAATCTTAGCAAGATTATTGGTACTGGTGCAAATGATGTTACAATGAAAGAATCTAGTGGATTTATTGATTTCACAGTAACAGATCCTTTCAGTGAGGGTGCCATATAATGTTTAACCAACAATTTTATTTTCAAACAATAAGAAAATACGTATCTCTTTTTGGTACACTATTTGATGAAATATTCATATCAAAATATAATCCTATAACTGGTCATTTAGAGCAGTTAATTAAAGTACCAGTAACATACGCTCCAAAAGAAAAGATGCTTGCTCGTGTTGGTCAAGATCCTGATTTAGATCGTCCATCGGCTACAGTTACCTTACCGTTTATTTCATTTGAAATGACTGCCGTGCAGTATGATCAAGATCGTAAGCTTCCTACTACCAACAGAATATCAAAAACTTCATCTAATCCAAACTCATTATTATATCAATATAATCCTGTTCCTTATACATTCGGTTTCAGACT